TATTACACCTATCGCGGCGTTTCCCTCGCATGTTTCGCAGGTCTTTTCATCGCCCACGTCGACCCAGATTTTCGAGTCGTAGCCCATATCGGCCCCGGCGGCCATTGCGCCAGCGTTCAGCGCGTTGTTTGCCTCGGTGGACGCGATAACCTTCGCGCGTTCCGCTGTCATTGTATCGTCCTGCACGGTGTCGAATATGGAATCGGCGATAGACTGAATTGAATCGCCGCGCCCGATGCCGTCGGCAATCGCTTTGCCGATACGCCTGTTGTCCGCGCCTGACAGATCGTCGAATAGGTTTTTCGCCCGTTGCCGCGCATAGGTTTTTGCTTTTGCCACCGAAACGGTCCGTTTGCCGTTCCACGATGTCTCATAGGCGTATGACAACGCATCCTGATAGGCCTGCTCCGCCGCTGGAATCAAACGTTTTTCCACATAATCAATCGCGGGCGCCATAAACTTTTTGGTGGCGGTTTGCGCCGTTTCGCCAACGATTTCATCCCAAGACACTTTGCGTTCCTGTACCATGTCGCTAGTAGACTCGGTTATACCCGCAAGATCTGCCGCCGTTTTCACCTCGTCCGCCACTTGGCGCACGACGCCGCCGATAAATTCGCGGGTGGCCGCCGCGCGGAACAGCGCGCCATAAGCCGCCGTCACGCGCCGGAACCGTTTCTCGTGCATCCGGCCCATCCGCGAGTCTATCGCGTGGCTGGCAACCGCCGCTTCGAGTATCCGGTCTACCATTTCGCCGGTACACTCCGACAGAATCGCGTCTATCTCGCGCGGTACGGTCAACATGCGCAGCCGCTCCCGGACTTCGATTCCCTCGCCTTGACAAGTAGCCGCGTGAATTCGCGCAACATCCGGCCCGATTCGGTCGCCGGGGCTTCCGCGTACCCGTCCAACACCGCTTGGGGATCGGGCACGTTCAACAGGTGTAGTACGAATTTTTGGATATCCTCGGATTCACCGAATTGCGGGAACTGTACCAGTGTCGCGTTTATGTTCTGCAACATGGTTTGCCGCGACACCGGGTACGGTTCGGGTAATGTTACAGTGATCCCCGCGTCCTCAATGGATATGTCCCTCTCGTCGAGTTCGGCCAAAATGAGGTCGCTATAGATCTGTTTCAGCGTCGCTTGGAACGCCTCGAATGTTCGCAACATCGGCAGTTCCATAGCCGTCGAGGTCGCCAGCCGGAACGCCTCGCCCGCGCCGAAATAGTGCGGGTATATGCCTACCCCGGCCCCGAACACCTGCAACAGCATATTGCCGTCCACTTGCGCGGCCTGCGCGCCGGTTTCCTGTGCGGTCGGCTGCAGGTCCTGCCCTTCGTTTTCGATGTAGGTTTGCGCAATCGGCGGCGTTGCCCCGCGTTCGGACGTGCGCGCAGCAGCCCTCGCCTGCTCCCGCGCCCGCGCCGCGTTGACGTGCGCCGGGCCGCCTTTGACCTTCAATTTCCGCACTACTTTTGCAATTTCCTGCTGTATTACCGATCTGGCCTTCATAAACTGGCGGTGCGCCCGCGCCCAATCCAGCGCGGCTATCAGCCCGGAATTGCCCCGGCCATGCGTGCCGGTCAGCCGGTAATGGAAGGCCCAGACGCCTGGTTCCACGCCGTCCGGCATGGCGTCCCCGTCGTAATCCCACATGGCGTATTTTGCCTCGCGGTACACACCGGCGGCGTTGGTGTAGGACCGCACCAGCGCGGCCTCGGTGTAGATGTCCTCCGGGTCGGTGATGATCTTTTTGACCTCAAGGGGATCGATCATACGGACCCGGCCCGGATTGCCGGGGAAAAACAGCAGCATCACTTCGCCGTCCACGAACAGGCTGGCGGCAAGTGCGCGCTGCCCCGCCGTGGAAAACACCACGCGGTTTTTCGGGTCGGTCCAAAAGGCCTTGATCTTCCGCTCTGTACCAGCATCCTGCGTTGCCCACGTCGCCCCGGAACCGACGCCGAAATTGACCCACAATTCTTTGGCTTGGCGGCACAGGGGGTCGCGCACGGTGTAGACGCGGGCAAGCCGAAGGTAGTCGGTCCGCACGCTGTCGTTTACAGGTTCCCCGAACGCGCCGGTGATTTGTTCCCAACCGATCTCGTCCCGCGATAGCGCAATCAGCCCGCTATCGGGGGCGGATTCCTGCAGGCGCAATTCAAGCGATTCGAGGTGTTGCAACAGGGATTCGCGCTCCATGCGCGCCTCTTTGATGCCCGAAAATGGCCACAGCATAGACAGACAGATCTCCGAGTTCGGTGGTGTTATACCACAATGGTACGCGAAAGTCAAGCCTATGCTGTTTGGCTATTTTTGGTGTGCGGCGCAGCCCTATAGGTCGGGGATCGGCGCGGTGTACTCGTCTGCTAGGTCATATACGGCAAGCAGGTTGCGTTCGCGGCGTTCGCGACAATGAGTGAACAGCGCGTACCGGAGCGCGTCCATCGCGTGATCGTTCGTTTTCACCGGCACGCCGTCCACGATCTCGCCTTTCCGGTCCCGGCTCCAATGATATTCTTGCGCCTCTGCGTTGAACCCCACGTTCCACGGGTTAGTGTGAATGCGCATACCGCGCACCAGCACGATGCCCGCCTTGACGCTGCCCGGCCCTTTGTCGGCGGCGAAGATGTTGTAGCCAGCCGCCGCGATTTCCTCAATCCGGGCCGGGTCTTCGGAATCGGCATATATCGGGGCGATCCGCGACACCCCGGCATTGTCCATAGCCGCGATGAGATCCTGATTTGTCATGCCAGACTCATACAGTATCTCGCGGACATGCGCATCGTCTTCGCCTGTGAGTTTGATTTCCAACAGCGCGGTCGGGTTCGTGAACCCGAAGTCAAGCCCGTAGATCACCTCGTCCGGTTCGCCGGAATATTCGGCCTCGTCTAAAATAAAATGCGGGTATATGATGCCCTGCATCATGCCCCATTCGCCAAGCCCGTACACTTGCCAGAGGTCCGGGTCGACCGTCTGCATTTTGCGCAATTCGCGGGTGTATGCCTCGTCTAGATAGGGGTTATCCAAAAATGTCGAGTGTATTACCGCGGTGTCGTCATCCGGCGCGTCGCAGATACGCCGTTTGATCCAGTGTTGCGCGGATATCGGGTTCAGCGTCAACACTATCTGTTTGTAGGCTCGGAACCGGCCCCGGATGCGGCGGTTGATTTCCTGAAGGTCGCCCCACGTCGTCTCGGTCGCCTCTTCCACCCAGGCGGAAGTGATGCCGAAAATGGACTTCAACTTTTCGGGGTCGTCCAGGCCGGAGAAAATGAACCGCGACCGGTTCGGTTTGAACGTCAACGAGAGGTCTGTTAGGTTCGCATCCCAGAGGTCCGATACCCCGAATGACGCGATCACGGCCCGGATCTGCTCGAAACAGGACCGGCGCAGCGTCCTAGCAACCTTGCGAAAAACCCCTACACGGTGTACTATTCCGCTATCATTCATGCATCGGAGCACGAACTTTTGCGCCGTGAACCATGATTTGCCGGACCCGGCTCCGCCAACAAGCACCAGCATCCGGTGCGTGTCGTGCAGCGCGGGCCGGAACTTCGGCGATATGGCGTGCATCACATCGGTGAAGTCCACCTCGACCGGCCCTATCGGAGGCTGGCCCATGTCGTTACTCGCCCCACGTTATAGAAATTTCCACAGTGTCGCCATTTTGCCAGTTGCTACATTCGGCGGACACTAGTTCTGCTGGCAACCGGTTTCCGCTCATTCCTCCGCGTCCCCCCTCTCCGTCAAGTCAAGCCCGATGGGTAACACGAGTTTGTATTTGACGGGCCCGCAGTCAGGACCGGACACCTCCTGTTTGGCTGGCTCATCCAACCCGTACAACCGTCTGTATGACTCTGATAGTTTACGCGCCTCTGCTATCGCATTCACGTCACCATCATTGATACGAGGCTGTAACTTGTCCAAAAGATGGTTTAGACGTTCGCATTCGAGTTTTCGCATCTCTTCGCGATTGAGCGTGCAGGATTTGATCAACTCGTCGAGGTAATGTTTGCAGACGTTGTAGGCGTGCGGAATGGATACGCCTACGGCGGCGGCGCATTCCTTGAACGTCGCGCCCGCCTTGCGCATTTTGATGATCACGTCCGCGCGCTCAGCCGCTACAATCCGTTGCGGCGCCGTTTTAGTCATCCGTTTTGCCATAGTGTACTATTGTCCCGTGTGTGATGTTTGATTATCCGACGCTACCGTGTTCAAAGGCGCACCACTCCTTGTTGGTGAGATCCAGAGGGCAACGGGTATTCTTGGCCGACTAGAAACGTTATGTTCACCGCGAGTCTCCTTTTGATGTCACCAGAATATATTCCGGGAACTTTTTCGCGAACAGTTTCGCCTTGATTTTCCAGTCAGGGGTTGAGCGCCCGCCGCCC